AAGGTAAAGAATAAAGTTGTCACCTCTACACGCTTTATTTGTAATAAGAGCCTCCTCAACAAGAGGCTCTATTAATTTAATTTTAGCCATATGTTATCCTCCTAAAAAGGTAAGTCTAAATCTTTTGCTTTATCATTTTGTACTTCTTCCTGCTTATTTTCTTTTGGAGTTAAGTTTTTAACTGAATCAATAATAACTTCAGTTGTTGATCTGTTCTCTCCATTGGATGTTTGCCAACTTCTTACTTGTATTGCTCCTGATATAGCAATCAAATAACCCTTCTTAATCCAATTTGCTATGAATTCAGCTTGATTTCTCCAAGCCACACAATTGATAAAATCAGTTATATAATTGCCATTATCATCTTTAACATCTCTATCTACTGCTAATGTAAAACTAACTACTCCAACACCTGATTGAGTATATTTAATTTCAGGCTCTTTTGTGATTCTTCCGATTAAAACTACTTTATTCATCTAGTTTCACACTCCTCTTTTACTTGAGGCCTTGATTCTTTTTTAGGTTGCAATCTTTCAAGTTCTTTTTTTAAATGTTCTATTTGCATATCTTTCATTTGATTGTCAAACTCTAAATTTTTAATTTTTTCTCCCAATGCTTCAAAAACTTTAGTTATGTTGTCCATTATTTTTCTCCTTTCAATGTAATTTTTAATGATGCTTTAATTTCAGTTTCTTTTAAATGTGCTTCATAAATAGCAGGATATTTTTCTTTTATTGCTTTTGAATCAAGTGTTGACCTTGTACTCGGTGCAACATATGTTATTTTCAAGTTGCCTTTTTCAAAACTCTTTAAGCCTCTTGACTCCATTTCTTGAAGCAAAGCACCTTTTAATTCATCCTGTTTTTGTTTAGCAGCCTTTACTTGTCCATCAAGCGTTTTAATTAATTCTTCTAATTCAGCAATTTCTACAACTTTGTTGTCATCAATTACTATTTCTTCAATAGGTGCTGAATATAACACACCATTTCTTTCACATTCCATCAACTTTTCTATTTCTTCCATTGGCTTTAAAGGAATATTAACTACACCTAATGATCCTGTTTTTCCAAAATGGAAGGCTTGACCTCTTTTTATTGTTGGATTTCCTGTTAAATAAGCATAAATTGATAATTGCCAACTAACTGCTTCTTCGTGTAATTGATAAGTTGTTTTTATATCAGCAATGGTATAACATCCATCACCATAATTAAGAATTAAATCACAAGTACCTGCTACAATATCATTATGTAATCGCAATTCACTTGCCATTACTTTTACTTTGTTATTTTCAATATATTCTTTAAAATTAGACATTTCAGGAGTAAATCCTATTTCACCATTTTTATTAAAGTCCTCAATTTCCTTATGAATTAATGTTCCTCTTTCAGCTTTAGCATTTAATACTTCAGTTGATACACCTGCATATGAAGGAGCTAATCCGTGTTTTTGCATCAATTGTGTTACTGATATAAGTTTCTTACCATCAAGTGTGTATTCGTGTTTTTCTTCATCAAATTTAAGCATTTTTAGTTCCTCCTAATGCCTTCTTTTTTTGTGCAATCGCTTTCTTTAAATCATCATCAGTTAATTGTTCAACTGATTTCTTGAAATATGTAGCAACTTTCTCAAGTTCAATGTTTAATTCAAATGCTTCTTGTAATAACTTTTGATCATGTTTAGGTTTAGCCTCAACTGATTTAAGTTCATTACTTGCTTCTTGGTCAGGATCATCGCCTGTTACCATCTTATAAGCCTTTAATAATGCATATTTATCGGCATAAGTCATTGCTTTTCCAACTGATTTATCTCCACTATCAATTCCATCGCCATATGATGTTATATCAACAAACTCTTCAGGCTTATCTATATTGATAAATCTATATGTAACCTTAATACGCTCAAATAGTTGCTTTTTAGCATTGCCATTGTAATCAACGCTTTCTAAAGTTCCTGATTCAATAATTTCTCTTTCTACAGGATAAGAATAAACACGATGCTTTAATTCAAGAGGCTTTACTGCTCTTAATACATCAGCCTCACCAACTGCTTTATACTTGCCGTTCTTACCCATACTAACTTCTAAATTCTTTGCTACGGTTTGCAAATCATTAGATATATTTAATAATCTTTCATAAATATTTGGTATTTTTAAAATCTCTATTTTTGCTTTCTCTAGTTCTTCAACTACTTTTTCTCCATCCTCTTTTTTTCTTTTAATTGTTGGTAACATTTTATCCATTCTCTTTTCTAATTTTTCTTGTTCCATATCTAATTTTTCTTGTTCCATAAATGCTCCTTTTCCTTTTCAATTTATTCTTTTTTGTTGTTTTTTTGAAGAAACCAAACTTCTTCATCAGTTAGATTAAATACTTCCTGTATCTTCTTCCAAGTTCGTGTTGATCCTGTTCTTTTTCCATTTTCGATAAAAGAATATGCTCCTGCTGAAATGCCTAATTTAGCAGCAACATCTTGTTGCGATAAATCACCATTTAACACTCTAACTTCTTTAAGATTGTTATACATCTACTCACCTCCTTATTTTTGTTAACAAAGCGTGTCATTAAATACGAACACTTGTTCTACAATTATATTTTACTACTTTTTGTTAATTATTCAATACACAATGTTAAGATTTTTTATTTTTTTGACAACTTTTGATGCTCTTTAAAAACCAGATCAATTGCATATTCCATAAAATCAGGTGTAATTAGTTCCAAGCGAGTTAGCATTCTAATGACTCCTAAAATCATAAAGAGTCCTTCATCAGCATTTTTTTCACTACAAAACATTTTATATTCTTTAATCTCCTGCAATACTAGTTCTTTAAACATAAATTACCTCTTTCGTATAATTTCTATTCACATTGTTTAGAATGATGACAATGTGTTACAATGATTAACGATTATACACACTTTTATACAAAGGAGTTTTGATATGATTGGAAAAAAAATAAAAGCCATTAGAAAAACAAGAGGCTTATCACAACAACAATTAGCCGATCTGATGGATGTTACTAGATCTACTATTAGTAATTGGGAATGTGGTAGAAGAAGTCCACACTTAAATGAATTAGAATCTTTAGCAAATAAATTAAATGTTACATTAGAATATTTTAAAGCATCAGGAGATGATGTTAAGGAATTACTTGCAAAGGCTTCACAAGTATTTAATGATGATCATGTTACTTCTCAAGAAAAAGCTGATATTTATAAAGAATTAATGAAAATATATCTAAAAAACGAAAAATAAAACTACTTTTTGTAGTTTTTTTGCAAAAAAAGGAGAAATAAATGTCAAAACTAACTATTAATGATGTTGCAAATGTTTTAGGAATCAGTCCACAAACATTAAGATTAGGATTGCAGCGTAATCAATTTCCTTTTGGTACTGCTATCAAAACATCTAATCGATACACATATATTATTTATGATAAAAAATTAAAGGAGTATGTTGATGAGATTTCCTAATGGATATGGAAGTATTGTTAATCTTGGCAAAAGAAGAAGAAGACCTTTTGCAGTAAGAATAACAACAGGATGGAGCAAAGATAATAAGCAGCAATATAAATATTTAGGTTATTTTGAAAAAGAAACACAGGCTTTTGAATGTTTAGTGGAATATAATAAAAATCCTTATGATATAGAATCTAAAAAAATCACTTTAAAAAATATCTATGATGATTGGAGTCAAAGGCACTTTGATAAGGTGTCTTTGAACACCATTAAAAATTATAAATCAGCTTTTAATAAATGTGAGCAATTATTTAATGTTCCAATGGTTGATCTAAAAACAAGAGATTTTCAAAAAATAGTTGATACACAAATTACATCAGTTTCTTCAGCAAAGGCATTTAAAAACATTATTAAATTGCTTTATGAGTATGCATTAAAACACGAAATTGTAGAAAAAGATTATTCGGTTTTTATTGAAATGCCAAGAGATAAAAACAAAAAAGAAAACATCCCATTTACTAAAGATGAAATAGAATTGTTATGGAATCATCAAGGATCAGATCAAATTGATATTCTTATAATTCTCTTGTATACAGGTATGCGAATTAATGAATTATTGCTGATGAAAACTGATAACATTTATTTAGATAAAAGATATATGGTAGGTGGCTCTAAAACTGATAATGGTAAAGAGCGTATTATTCCAATCCATAAAAAAATCGTTCCTCTAATTGAGAAACGAATTTTAAACAAACCATATTTATTTTTAAATCGAAACAAGAAAAATTATGCTTATCGTACGATTTTAACATCAGTTCGTACACACTTTGATAAATTAAATATGTCTCATAACATCCACGAAACTAGACATACATTTATAAGCCAAGCACAACGATTAAAATTAGATAGAGTATCACTTAAAAAAATTGTAGGTCATTCAACTAATGATATTACTGAACATTACACTCATAAATCATTAGAAGATTTATTACCTGTTATTGATGCTTTCGACTACTAAATTTGTATATTTAATGTATATTATACTAGTTATTTTAAGTGATTGCCCATTGCTACAAATGTTGATTTAATGCGTTTAAGGTAGTTTAAGACAATTTTAAATATATTACATGATCATATTACATTCATCAATAAATCGTTAATATATCTACTTTTCTTATTTGCTTTGTATATTGTGTGTATAGTTATAAAAAGAGGTCTTAATTGACCTCTTAATTTTTACTCAATGTAATTGTACCACGAATATTAGATAATCCTTGAACAACATATAAAGGTAATTCACTAACTAAATCAGTACAATTCATATAATTTCCTGATCCTGTTTGATAAAGTGCATTTGTTTGATAATAACTGCTTCTTGCAACCGTTGGAGCATTTACACCATACAAAATAGATACTGAATTAGCAGCACTTTGACCTACAACTGCACTTCTAGATGATGATGATCCTGTATAAGCAAGATACTCTCCACCATTAATTGTTAACATATTAGTATTTAAGAAACAATATGAATTACCTGAAGCATTTGATACACTACCTCTACAATTAGTAAATGTACCACTTGGAGCAATATATGTAGCAGTATATCCATTGATCCAAAAGCGACTATCTTCACATACAACACTATTACTAAATACTTTGATTGATGTTCCTGAAGTTGTACCATTTGCAACTAAATTTAATCCTTTAACTTTTAAATTAGTTGTAGGTGTTAACGAAAAGATATTCATATATACACCTGAAATAGTTAAATTTATATTTGAGCAATTACTGAAATCTAAAATAACTTTACGATTTCCTGTAACAAAATTGAACAATCTATATGGAGAATCACTTGTTCCACTACCACCAACTGAAACAGGATATTGTGTTCCATTATTACATCCAAATGTACCTACTATTTTTAATTCTAATGAAGAATAATCAGTTCCACCATTTATAAATTGATTAACAATATTTGTTATTTGTTGATTATCAGTTAATCCATTACATACATATGTATATGAATTTGCTTCTTTTAAAGTTGCAACATCTTCTACCCATTGATTATATTCATTAATAGCAGTTGATAAGCCTTCTCCATCAATAAAGTTTTTAAGAATAACATTAATAACTGCTCCTGCATTTTTAGTTGAATCAAAAGTAATTGTAATGTAACTTGAATTAGTATTTAAAGTATAATTATCTTCTTCTTCTCTTAATCCATTTACATATACATCAACAATTGAATATTTATCATTGTAAAAATTAGTTGGAAGATCAGTAACTGCAGTTGTAGATGATGATGCAAGTGTAACATCACTTTCAAATTGTTGAATTATAGCATCGTAATAATCATCGTATCCCTTAACTGCAGTAAAATATGGACAACAATTGCCTAATGCTTGAACAGGAATTGGATTACCTGTTTCATCAACATATTGATCTTGGTCATTTTTATTATTACCCCATCCTCTTGTATCAACAATTTGAGATATTGAAGTTGCATTAGGTTGTACTACAACATATCCAAGTAATAAATCATATATTGAATCATTTCTTGTTAGATCTGATACACTTGGAATTGATGATGTTCCTGTAACTGCCATTAAATAAATTCTTCTTGCTGATTTAGTTTGAGTATTGTCCATACGAAGAATGATCATGTCATAACGAGGATTTGCTCCTGTAGGTGCTGCTGCTAACGATAAAGAAGCAATAGAATTATTAACATATCCTTTTCCTTTGATTGTAGCTTTACCAACTGAAACATTTACATTTAATCCTGTTCCTGCAGTAACTTGTAAACCACCCTTTAAAACACCTGTATCACAAACGATTGAAAACCAATCACTTATATCATCAGCATTATAATTTCTATCGTATCCTGTTTCAAAATCCGAATCAGGTAATGCATTGAAAAATAAACTTTTTTCAGCCATATTTTTACCTCCCTATCTTTAATGTTTTAACTTGAGCCTCTATTAAAGTTCTCAAATAGCCTTCAACATCCTTAAAATTCGATTTAAGCCATTCTTCCACCTTTATAGGCATATTTGCCTTAATCTTATTTAAACACTTCTCTATGGCTATTTTTTGAGCCTCATAATCAAATGTATTGTTCTTTTTTAATTCATCAACATATGTTTGTTGAATTTCTAATACTGCACTTTCAACTAATTTATATAAAGAATTAATAATTTGTTTAAGTTCATCATTCTTAATAAATCGATTGATCAGATATGTAAAGACAATACCTAATCCACTAATTATTACTCCAATAATGCCTATAATCACTTGAGTACCAATTTGATTCCAATCCATCATTTCAACCTCTCTTTCAAATGTTCTATATCCTTATCGTGTTTAATTAAATGCTCTCTATTAGCATCAATTTCTTTTCCGTGTTCTTTAACACGAATTGAAAGATTTTCATTATCGACATTTAGCCTATCAATGCTATCATTTAACTTCACAATTGACCTATTAAGATTTATTATCGGCTTAATTATTAATGCTACTATTACTGAAATAATAGCAAGTAAAGAGCCAATTGCTGCTATAAGCAGTCCCATAAATTGATTACTATCCATACACATATACCTCTATTTTAATTATATCACAATAATTTCCATATTTTAACAATATTTTTTATTTTATTAAAAAAAGCCACATTCATTGTGGCTTTGTAAAGAGTTGCACCCAATATGTTCCGTAAGAGCCTCCTGTAACATATCCTACACCAAGTTCAGTATAGTCTTTGTTCAAGATGTTGGCTCTATGTCCTGATGAATTCATCCAATCGTTCATTACGGATTGAGCATTTTTTTGACCTGCAGCAATATTTTCACCTGCACTTTGATAATGCACTCCAAATCTTTGAAGCATTTCAAATGGTGATCCATATGTTGCTGATTGGTGACTAAAGTAATTGTTATCTCTCATATCTTCAGCTTTTTTAGTAGCAATACCATTAAGCGTATGATTTAATATCAATTCATTTAATCCTTGTTTTTTTCGTTCAATATTAACTAACCTTAATACTTCTAACGCTTCCGATGAAGAATCGACCTCTTCAATTTTGTTGCTGCCACTCTCAATTTCATCATTTGATGAATTGTTATTTGTTGATGTGCCATGATCATAATCAGGTAAATCAACTTTCTCTTTAGGATAAATTAAGTTTAAATCCTTAAATAAATCCTTATTTAGTTCTTTTAAATCGTGAAAATTAATATGGTATCTCTTCGCAATGTGCCAAATGGTGTCTCCACTCTTTACATTGCAATTTGATGCATATACAGGTGTACCAATTCCAATGACCATTAGTGACATTGCGACATATTTCAATACGGTTATAATCTTCATAACCCTAATATGACACACTTTGTCATCGTTTATTCATTTCCGTATTCAGCCTCTTCACCATAGCCTTGTTCATCCTGTTTAAAAGTATATTTAATAATTCTAGTTGATGCCTCATAATTAAAATATTCATCTTTTACCTTAACCAGATCACCAATAAAGAAATCTTTCTCAAATTCATAATTAGAGTATTGTAAATCAAGTTCAGCATTAAATTGAACATCAATATATCTTTCGGCTAATTGATTTTTACCTTCTTGTTGTTGCATAGTTTTATATGTATTACTTGAAGGTAATATTTCAGTACCATCCTCTAATTTAGTTGATAAATTTGATTCTACAACCATTTCTAATCTATCTATATTAGTTGCTCCTTGATCATAGTCTTGAGCATACTCAACATCTTGGTTATTCTCACTAAATTTAGAGACAACTCTACAAAATGTCTTTTTATTTTCACTATTTTCAAAATACTCACTTGAAATTAAGTTATCCATTGATTGACTAAAAATAACACTTGATGTTCTATCTACACCTTTAATAAAATTAAATGTTATTTGACCATTTTCAAAAGTTGTATAACATCCACATTTATTAGCTTTTAATAATGCTAATAGAAAATCGGCTATATCTTGTCTAGGTGCTTGTGTTTCATCAATTGTAATACTAAATGCAGGTTGAATAACATTAACTCCTACTATTTTTCTATATGATAAAGCACCTAATCCTAAATTGTTATAAACCAAATTATATACTGCAGTAGCAAGATCTGTTTCTAATTGATAAGGATTTAAAATACATCTAGTATGTAATAACCATTTAGCCTCAAACCCTTTAGCATCAATCATCCTAGCACCTTCACTATTAAAAGTATAATGAATGCTTTTTATAACCCATAAGTAAGGCTTGTTAGGTATTTTGATATAATTTCCTTTTTTTAAAGCGTTTAGATTATTAGCATTTGCAGGTGCATAAACCTCAAATTCTCTAATATCATAATAACTTACTTCAAACCAACATTGACTAGGCTCAACTACTGCAAACGATTTTAAATTGTATTTGCCTATAACTTCTACATAAGGAATCATTCATATCTCCTCCTATATGTGATAGTGAAATAAACATTATCACTAGGAATTACTTGACCATCGGAGAATGTTCCTATGTTAAAAGTGTTTTCACCTGTTTCTAATTGAAGCCAATCAGTTCCATTAAATTCTAAATAACTTAATATTGGTACTCCATTATATGTAGTTTCTCCATTTATTTTTATATATTTATTTCCTCGAACGGTGTTAATCTCAACTTCATCATTTTGTTGAAGAGTTAAATCTAAATACATATACCATCCATATTGATCTCCTGTACTACAAACAATACAAGGATTTGTTATTTGATCTAGTGCAGTTATTTTTATATTCATTCCTACACTAACATCACCATCATTAACAAAAGTTTTAGTAGCATTTACATCCAATGCTCCAAATGGTCTTCCTACTTCAGCAAAATATTGACCTGTTGCCATTGGGAAATTTAATAAATCTATATACATTGAAATAGCAGCAACTACTTGCTTCAAATCTTCCCAATAAGGTTGATTACAATATATATCTAATTGAATTTCACACAAAGACATCATTCTAGTATAAGGTGGAATTGTTGCAATTCCTTTAATAGTCATTGTGTTTCCTTTTTCAGTTAGTTGAAGCGTTACATATTGTTTTGATTTAACCACATTTGTGAAAAAATCAATGCTCTCTTTGACATCAGGTATAACCTTAAATGTCATAGATATTCCTCTTGGAAGAGCCTTTACACCTTCTACAATAGTTCCATCCAAATAAGGAGATGAAATTGCTTGTATATCAGTTTCAATTCCGTGTAACGCTTCACATTTGCTCATAACAAAGTATTGAGCATTATTAAGAAGGTCAAGTTGTTGATTGTTTTTATTAATTAATATAAGTTCCATATTCTTAACCTCCTATTGCTCTCTTTGTTTGTAAAGCTGCTTTATGTAAAGCTAATTTAGATGTTTCCATCTTTTCAAATTTATAATCGAAATTATAGTTATTAACTACATTTTGAGTTCTGATCATGTCAAATAATTTTTCTACCCAAGCAGGTGTAGTTGAATTTCCTAAATTAACTACTCCTGAATTATCAATTTCTAAACTATTATTCATTTTATCTAAAGATTTTTGCATATCTTTAGTTACATTGCCCATCTCATCAGTAAATCCTTCACCAATACCAAGTGCAAGATTGCTACCAATTTCATCTTCAAATAATTTCGATGGAGAATTTATTCCAAAGAATTTTTTAACACCATCTACAATTGAATTTCCAAATTCTTTTATCTTTTTCCATATTGCATCAAAGTCGATAAATCCTTCGAAAATACCTGCTAACATATCTCCACCTGCTTTAATCAATTCAGGTATGCCTTCAATCAAACCTTTAACAATTGCTGCAATAATTTCAGGCAATTTAGCAACAAGTTGAGGAATAGCCTTAATTAAACCTTCACTTAATTTTATTGTAAGTTCAATTCCTGCAACAATTAATTTTGGTAAATTTCGTGAAATTGCACCTAACAAACTTTCAATAATAACAGGAATTTTTTCTATTAGTTTTGGAATTGCTGCAATTAACCCATCGGCTAATCCCATTAATAACTGAATACCTGCATCTATTAATTGATCTACATTATCTAACAATGTTTGTACAATCATTAATATTGCATCAATAACAATTGGAATCAATGTAGGTAACATTTCGCTAATTGCATTTAATATTTGACTAATGCATTGTACAATTGTTTCAATAATTGTAGGAAGCGAATCAACAATTGTTTGAATTATTGAAGGTATTAATTCAACTATTATATTTATAATGCTTGGAAGCATTTCCGTTGCTTTTTGAAGCAAAGTAGATACAATACCACTAATTCCTTCAGCAAATTGTTTAGCACCTTCACTTGATCCACTAAATGCATCTTTTAATCCTGTACCGATTAATTCAACAAAAGGCTTAATTGTTTCTAATAATCCTGCAAATGCATTTTTTAATGCAGTCATTATAGGCTCGGCAATTGCACCTAATTCAGCAGTTGCTTGAGTTAATCTAATTTGTGCTTTTTCGGATTCAAGAATATCTTTGTTATTTTCTTTATAATGTTCAGCTTGTTCCCCATAAAGTTCATTTAATTGCTTTGAAATTAAAGCACTTCGTTCTTCTTCAGTTGAACACGCTTGAAGTTTTTTGTTAAAATCATCTACATTAACACCTGACCATTCAAGAGCATCAGCAAGATTTCCTTGTACACCTGCAGCCTCACCTGACATTTTAATTGTATGCCCAATTGATTCGGCTAATCCTTCACTTGAAATACTATCTCCAAATTGAGCGTAAACTCCTGTTAGAATATTAGTGTAGTCGGCTAATTCTTCTTCCGATTTAGCAAAGTTAGACATCAATTGCATTGCTTCAGTAGTTTTACCTGTATCACCTAAAACGGCATTTAACTCCGAATAAGTATTTTTCATTGTTGCTGCACTAATGCCATTAGTAGCAAATGCAGTTTCTAATTTAGATTGCTCTTTTCTAAATTCTCTAGTTCCTTCAGCAAGTCCTAATAATGATCCTGCAGCACCTGTAACAATACCTGCTACACCTAATGCAGCACCACCAATACCTTTAGTAATTTTACTTGCTATACCTTCAGCACTATTTCCTTGCTTTTCTTGAGCCTTTGTTAACTCATCTAATTCTTGTTTAGTTTTAACTCCTGCATCAGTTAATTCTTTTAGTGATGCTGAATAATCTTCAGTTTGCTTTTCAGCTTTGCCGATTTTAGCAGTTTGTTGATTAATAGCAATTTGAAGATTCTTCGCTTCTTTTGTATTGCCTTTACCTGCTGCTTCCATCTCTTCAAGTCGCTTCTTCATATCCGAAAGTTTCATTTTTTCGGCTTCAAGCACTTTATTTAATTGAGTAATTTTAGCAGTTAATCCATCAGTTGAATCAGACCATTTGCCAAGTGATGAAGTTGCAACATCAAATTCACTATTAACCGTTTTAATATATTGATTTAATTGTTGAGTTGATGATGAGAATTGACTAATATCGGCTTTAAAGACCGTAGTTATAGTATTTTCATCCATTCTTTTCACCTCCTAATGCCAAGAGGCATTTTTGGATGTTACCCAAACGGCATCTTGTTTTATGTTTTGTTTTCCGTGTAAATGAATTATTGTTTGCACATAAAGTTCTAATACTTCTCGATAGTCACGCTTCTTAATCTCAAATGGCGAAAGTCCTACAAATTGTTGCGAAAGAAACATAACTATTTCAAAACTTGAAGTATTTTTTTTAGAATAAGGTGAGGTTTTTTGTGCCTTAACCCCACCTTGTATTAGTTTTTTTCAGCTTTAACATATTCGCCTTTTATGGCTTGACCAATTGATAACATAAATTCGTGTAAATCATTTGGTCTTAATAATTTTAAATGTTCATCTTTAAAATCGCTAAATACATTTTTCAAGAATTCCATGATCAAATCCATTTGTCCTTTAAAATCAGTATCTTTCGATTTAGTTTGAAACTCTTCAAACTTAATGATAGTATCAAAAGAGAATCCATAGCATACATAAGTATGTATAGGCTCTTTGGATGAATTATTTTCATAAATGTTTAACTTAATTTCCATATTATTTGCTCCTTTTCATATGTAAATTAGTCTTGTGATACTTGGCTTGGATTTAAGATTGTTGCAGCGTTATCAGGTGTTACTACTTGTGTAAAGAAAGTAGTTACTAATGTTGCAACTTGACTTGCAGTTAAACCATCAGGAATAATTAAATCAAAATCAAGATTTCTCTTTCCTGTAGTTGTCCAAGCCTTCTTTGGTGCTACATTAACAATTTCAATTGATTGTCCTTCACTACCTGTTCCATCATCAATTGTATTTGATGACTTACTAATTGAATTAACCTTGCAATGATATGCCCAATAGATTTCACAAGGTGAATCAACATCTCCATCGTGAAGAGCAACACCAATTGCTATATAAGGTTTGCTTGATCCATCAGGATTAGTTGCAATACCTTTTTTTGCTGAAGTTCCTTCTCCAATAGTGATAATTGTATCTCCTAATAATTCAGCAGCAACTTCAGGTGAGATTCTAATTGTTTCAAAAGTTCTAGTAACTTGTTTTGCACCATAAACTCTATCTTGTACTATGTTATCAGCATAAATAGATTCATTATCATCAGTAACATCAAATGAAACTGATTTAACAGGTGCTAAAACCTTTGGTGTTCCATAACTGATAACTCCATCGCTTTCAGTTTCAATCGCATAATATAAATGCGAACATCCTCTATATTGTACTCCCATTATTTTTCCTCCTAAATATAATCTATTTTTTTAACATCGGCTTGGCGAGAAAACCAAGTTTCGTGATATGTTTGATTAGCATATCCCACTCCTGATGTTATGTAATTTTTTTGTTTTAGTAAATTTAATGCTTGGATTAGTCTTGTATATAATGTTGTTGCATCTTTGCTATAGTATTTAATGTTGAATTCATAAAGAATTGCTTTAGTAACATTGTCGGCATTGATCTGGTCACCTGTATAATTTTCGAATATTGTAAAATATTCATTAGGCAACTCTTGTGGAGCATCGCCTTCAGCATATACAGGTATTGGATTATTATTTTCATCATTGATGATTAAATCGCTAAATATATCAACCATTATTCATTGCCTCCTTTATTACTTTGTTGAATTCTTCTTGTTGAATTCTTAAAACTTCGTTTTTCACACTTCCATTAACTTTAACTGCATTGTGTAATCTAAAATCGGCTGCAATATGTGGAGTTCCAAAAGCTAATAATGTAACTTCAGGAGCAACATTCCAACTGACACCTACATATGCATATACAAATCCACCAACATTTTCTACAGGCATTTTTTCAACTTGTTGTGCATTTCGTTTAGCATTACCTGTTGATCTACCTTTCCCTTTAAAATCGTATGGTGAGTTGTCCATTGCTTCAACAACCTTTTGATTCGCATAATCTTTAGATTTAGTTAATGCATTAATTGTTGCTAGTTTAACTGCTTCTTCACCAAGTTTAGCAACTTTTGTTTGAAGTTTTGTTAACTCTTTATAATCAATACTAGATGACATTCTATGCTCCACCTTCTAATATTTCTAAAGGTAATACTGCATATCTTGAACGCATTTCAACATTTTCAGGTTGACCTTTAACAAGATAATCAACTCCATTAATAGTTAAGATGTCTCCTGCTTTAAAATCTTCCTTCCACCAAGTTGTATAAGTTGTTTTAGTATTAACAACTACTAATCCATTTGCATTTAATTCACTTGTTCCCTTTTGCTTAAATTTCCCTCTCAAATTTGCTACTTCTACTACTTCTTTTTGAGTTCTTCCATTGATCATGACAACCTGTGTTCTTTTTTGAATTGCAGGAGTCACAAATTCTCTTATTGGTGCAGGATTAAACATTTGAATCCTCACTATGTGGATGATTTGCTCTTAAAGTAGCAATAAGTGAAAGAGTAGTTGAAGTGAAATCTCCATCTTCAATCAGATCAGTAACTGCTTTTGCTAATAGATATTCAGCATTTGCTGAATTTAAAAATGTATTAGAAATGCCTTGTTCGTATAGCATTGTTTTAGCCATTACCATCCAATCTTGTACAAATTCATCTTGACCTGAATCGGCAAGGTTTGTCATTGTTTTAATTACTTCATTTGCCATAGTTCCACCTCCAATATATTGGAAGGCGATAGTGAAAGGAGCAAAGCCTATCGCCTTGTATAAATTAATTTTTATTCACTAGCTTTAGTTACTGCGATGAATCCATCTTTCTTAACTACTGATCCACCAAGATCTACAGTACCACGAATAGTTAACATATTAGCAGCGAATTGATAATCTTCACTTACTTTAACTTCGTAATCGCTGAATAATGCTAATTCAAAGTTTTCAGGTTGACCATAAATCATTGAAACTCCATTTGCTTCAGCATCAGCAAGTGCAGTTAAATTAGGATTTAAACAATATCTTACTGATAATCCACCATCTTTAATTACACCTGTATTAACATTGTTTGCATCAGGAGTAATTTCATAAACTGATTGAAGTGTTGTATCAGATCTTACATCACCAAATGCGATTAAATCAGCCTTTGTTAAGAATAACCAAGCGTTACCATAAACTGATTCATCACTACCATAATTTAATGCGATGTTTCTTAATGTTTTTTCATCAATTGCACTAATCTTTAAGTTTGTAGGTTTTGCTAATAAAGTATCACTAACAATTGCATTAGTAATAATAGAAGCAGCCTTTACTCTTAATGATTTTTCAGCACTATCTACAATTTTTCCTTCATAATCAAGTGGTGATTGTTTCATTACTTGATTTGTAATTGCTGAAATAATTCCATATGATGCAGGTGTAATAGTCTTGAATGCATATGTTGGATTGCTTTCAGTAATATTTTGTCCTTCAGTTTGTGCATTTGTAGTTCCGATTGAAACTTCATAAGCAACTTTATATGCTCCCATACCAACTGCATTTGTTTTCTTTACTAAATCAACAATGCTTGATACTTGGTTAAATGTAGGTCTAATATAAGGATCTACTTCAGTTGGAGTAGCAATTGTACCTGATGCAATTGTTACTGCTCTTAATTCTTTAACAGGAATTGATCTTCTTCCTGATTTCTTAAATTCTACTGCTCTTTCTTCTAATTGTTTTCTTAATTCTTCATTCATTTTTTCATTACCTCTCTCTTCTTTTTCAAATACTAAAAATTTTGATCTTGCTCCTTCAGGATTTCCTTCAGGATCTTTTTTTGGTTTATCTAATGCATCAATTTGAGCCTCAACTTCTTTTAATTCAGCCTCTAATTCAACTTTTTCGGCTTCAAGTTCAGCAAGAGTATCACCTAATTCTTTTAATTCGGCTTCATCTTCCGATTTTTCATTCTTTTCCTTGATTTCTTCTACTTCCTTATCGATTTCATCAAGTCTTTTCTTGCACTTATCTTCTTGTGCTTCTAGGAAATCTTTTAATTCCATTTTTTCTTTACCTCCATTAGTTTCATTTTGTTTGCATTTCTTAACTTTAATAACGAGATGTGTCTTTTGGTCTCCACCAAGTTATTCTTCACAATCTCCATCGCTTCATAACATTCTTTATTTCTCGCCATAAGGTTAGTTTGTGAGTAAGCACCATTTACACATAGAGCAACATCAAATACTTTTCCGATGCCTAAAATAGTACGATGCACTTCACCATCTTTTATTTCTTCATGATCATCGCTAACCGTAAAAGCAAAACTACCTTCTTTTAATAATCCTGCTTGTACCATCTTATAAATATCACGATTTTCAGTAGTATCTATAAGTTCAGCGTGAATGAATACTCCCTTTTCATCAGGTGTTAATGTTAATGATCCGTTCCTTGTTCTTGCCATTGGGAAGAAATCATCATTGTGATTGTATTTGAATACAACATCACTCAAATCAGCATTATCAAATGCTTTCTTATCAATTTGTTCATAAAAGCCACCATCCCAAAATTCGATATAAGTTTCTTGGTCAAACACAATTGGATAACCTTCAATAATCATTTTAGATTCATCTTGTTGATCTGCTCTTATTTCACATTCATTAAGCCTGATTTCCTTCATTAATTTTTCCTTCATCAGTTCCACCTCCAAATTCATTATCTAAATTGTTATATCCTCTAGGCCTTGCTAATCCTTCTCCATTTGGAAGAGGAGCGTAACCATACATTTCTCTATATTCATCAAGTGTAAATACACCTGCAGCAATTGTAGCTTGTACAACCTTTGTAATTTCGCTTGTACTCATCAATTGAATCTTCATTGGATAAAGTTCTACTCTATCACCATAAGATGTTTGCCATTGACTAAAGAAAACTTTTGACATTGCTTGTGCTAAACTAATAGCAGCAGGTTCGATCCAGTTTTCATAAAATGCCTCTTTTTCGCTTTCGCCAAATTTTCCTTCAAGCATTTCAATAGTTACACCTGTATGAAGTAATACATTTTCTTTAATCTCTCTTAATGTTGCTGCATCTACCATCTTTAATGATCTTTGAATGTTTTGGTATTCAGCACCATTATCTAAAACACCAATTCCTGATTTATTAGTTTTCAAATCATCGATAAATTGATTTCTTATTTGTTGTGTTTTTTCATTATCACTTACATAAGCATTAACCTTGATAATTCCATCAATTAAACATCCTAATTTAGATGCTTCAGCAACTGCTTCTTTTGATGTTGTATATGCTTGTAATGAATTTAGTAAATCACCATTAGCCATTCCACTAAAGCGACCACCACCAAGAAACTGATTATCCTCCATATTATGTTTCCAAATAATAATATCTTCTAGTGGAAATAATACTTCCCTTGATGGATTAACAAATTGGAATCTAATAAATAATTTTCCTGATTCATCTTGTTGTATAATTGGAGTCATACAAGGAAGAAGTATATATAATCCTGTATAAATCCTTTGATTAGCCTTTGATATATAATAATCAGCATATATAAAGCAGTTTGAATCCTTCTCACGCATAAAGTAGGCTTGTGTTAAGAAATCATACATTGTTTGAAAGTCATTTGGCTGCCTTAATAATCTAGCAACGGATGAATCAACAACAACTTCAGTTTTGTCATCCCTGATTCTTATGTGCTTTGGCTCTAACTTTCCAAAGAATCTAGCCTTCATTTTTAAAGCTGATAATACAATGTCCGAATACAATATGTTTGCACCAAATGATGTAAATGTTGGCTCATAGCCTTTCATTGATACATTCAAATTATATTCAGCATTTGCTTTAGGCTTTGCTTTACCAAATATTTTTTGAAGCCATCCCATTTTCTACCCTCCTATATAAAACTCACTTTTATCTAATGTTGCATACAACATGATCAAAGTAACTACTCCATCTATTTTTCGTGAATACAAACCATCCATTTTTTCAGGTTGAATTGAATCGCCAACAATCTTTGCACTTGTATTACTGAAACAATATTTAAGTACAGGATTGTTACCATAATTAATTAATCTATCGACCAGATCACGCTCTACCATCTTCATTGGAAATGATAAATATTTTCCTTGCAAAATCATTTCAGTTCTAAATCCATAACCTGTTTTCTTGTCACACCAATGTAAGAACATATCACTATGCCATTTATCATACCCAATTGTATAAGGCTCGATCTGATATCTATCTCTTAATCGCTGATACCAATCAGCAACATCTTTTTGATTGATTCTATTTCCTTTTGCTACAATGACATAAGGCTCTCCTGTTTGATGATTAATCATTTTTGACCACTCTTCATACCTTGCTCCATTGTCCTTATCTTTTAACTTGGATTCAGGAATGAAAAATTGTAATGTAACATATTTCACATTGTCTTTTATAAATAATACACTTGCAGTTGTTAAGTCACCTGTATCCGATAAGTCAGTTGCACAAATGCCTAACTCACCTTTAAAATCATTTAGACTCCAATCTTCTTGCTCATAATCATAAATAGTTGATTCTAACCATTGTGTACTATTTCCTACTTTGATATTGAAATCCTTTGTAAGCATATGCAATCTTGACTCTCTATCTAATTGAGCCTTTAATATTGAATCTTCTATAAAGGCATATTTCTTAACTCCATAAATTAGAGATGGATTAGCTTTTTGCCACAACTCTCTATCTCCTGCCCAAATTTCGCTCTCATCATCTTGCTCATACAAGAATGGTAAGTAATGTGGATTATCTATTTCTCCATTTAGCCAAGCATTTGCATATCTTAATTGCTTATCGAAAAACATATCATTCAAGAATCCATTTGTAGATACCATTATAAATAAATGCTCATCGTGAGTTGACATTGATCTTTTTACTGCTTCAGCAATTTCATCATCCTTACAATCGTGGCACTCATCCATAACTGCAGCAACACAATTTCGACCATCCTTATTTTGTGTCTTGCTTGACATTCTTGATATCTTAACATTCTTTTTCTTGTTCTTAATTTCAACAAGGTTATCCATTGTTAATTCGTTCTTAACATCTAATCTTTGTCTCATATGTTTAGTTTCATCAAAAATTAATTTAGCCTGTTTATCATCATTGGAGCATATAATGTAGTTTCTACCTCCACCACCAATAAACAGGTTAGCGTTCATATCGGCTGCTACCATTGTTGATTTGCCGTTCTTTCTGCCAACTTCAAGCAATGCTTCATTGATTAATAAATGACCTGTCGATCTGTCCTTAAATGAATAGATTGCCTCAAAAAATGCTTTTTGCCATAACATTAATTTTATTGGCTGATTATAGAACGGTGCGTATCCCTGTAAACACATCGATTCTTCAAACTTGAATCGCTTATAACAATCTTCAGGCTCGAAAATAAATCTCTCATCATCTAAATAAGAGCATAGTACATCGACTACCTTCTTTATTTTCCAACCTACAACTAATCTAACTTGCTTCCCATCAATATCAATCCATCCACGCTCAATGGCTTCCTGATATTGTTTAATGTATGGCTTATCCATTGAATTGCTCCAATGCTTTAATTAAAGCTGATTCTTCCAATGCTTCGCCATCGATCATGCGTGAAATTTTAGTTGCTATATCATTCTTTTGTGCTTGAAAATCTTTGATCATGTTATGTACAGGTAATTTCTTTTGTTGAAGAGGATTATTTGGATTGATTATATATTGAGGATAGTCTCTTAATTTCTTGATCTGTTCTTCATAAAATACAAAATCGGATAAAAGGGATAAAATTAAACTCTTCTTTGGCTCATCACAATTAATATAACTTGACAATTCTTCAAATCGATCCATTCTATCCCTCCTAACTGATATTATTATAATTTTTTTATTTCTAACCAATATTAAACCTAGTTTTAGAAATCCAACTGAAATTTCAAATTTTTACTTCGTGTACAAAATGAGAGATCGGA